CCTTTACGAAGGATATACAACAAGGGTCTAGCAGCATGGTCTTCAGGGGGTCATCGTCCCGGTGCTTCACAGCATGGCTGGGCTATGGCTAGGGTCAAATCTGTATTAAAGGGTGGCAAAGCTCGTTCAGTCGATTCTAAAGAATGGGCAGCAATACAAAAGTATAGAGCTGCTAAAAAATCAAGGAGTAATAAATGAACTACAAAATGAAGAAGCTCGCAGCTATGAAGCTAATAGAAAAAATGGATGAAATAGATCCAGATGCTATTAAAGCATTCAGCATTAGTATTATGCTAAAAGATGATATGTCTGATGAAGAAGAAGATATGTTAGACGAAGATATGTCAGAAGAAGATGATTCAGAAGAAGATGATTTAGAAGAGGAAATGGAAAAAAGCTAATGGATAGAACAGATGAAGCTATGGGTTTCAAAGCAGAATACCCAAAAGCACCAAAACCAACAAAAGAAGAAGCACAGAAACTTCTACAACTCTACAAGCTACCAGCATCTATGATACCTGTGCTTGGGGCAGCTATTACTACTTGGGACATTATGAGCGATGTAAAACAAGCTTATGATAAAGGTGGTAAAGAAGCCGTAGTAGAACTACTCAAAGAAGAAGCTCCTTTTTATGCCGCAGAAGCTGTTCTCGCAGCGTTAGGGCCTATCGCTGCCGCAGCGAAAGGAACAAAGACGGCTGCCCGTGCTCTAAAAGCAGCAAAGCCAGTAAAAAAAGTTCCAAGAAATGTAAAAGTTCCCCGTGGTGCTCCCGGTGGTGGTCCATTACGCCCGCAGGACAGAGAAATAGGCAGACAACTACGCACAGACCCTGATTTTCGGGAACGTATGAGGCAGGCAGCAGCAATAAAAAGAAAGCAGAAGGCAGCCCGAGGTGCTGAAAAAAGGTTGGACCAAACAGTATCAAGCGCCACCAAGCGCAGCGCCCGTAAAGAACGACTAGACTATTTGCAGAAACAAAGGAGGTTTTACGATTCTGAAGCTGAGTTTAATAAAGATTTCAAAGAAGAAATAGACGAACTCAAACAACTTATCAGCAGAAGCGAACCTGAAAAAAAAGCAAGACGGCGTGCTCGTCAAGCAGAAAAGAAAACCCAGAGTGGGGTTGATAAACTAATCAACATCGCTCGTAAAGACCTTTCTAACGCTGAAAGGGCAGAACAAATACGAGACGCTGGTAGAAGGTTCCAAAGAGTACGAAGAGAGTTGGACGAGGTTGAGGCAAAGATGAGAAAAACACCAGCAGGTCCAACAAGAGAGGTCTTGCGAAAAGAAAGAATAAAAATAGCAGACACTTTGGACGATTTGGTTGAGTTAATAAAGGATCTAAAAACTAAATGATAAAAAAAGAAGGTAAAAAATACAGGGTTTATGATAGTAAGGGTAAAAAACCCCTTTCTAAAAAGAAAAAGAGCAGAAAAGCGGCACTAAAACAACTTGCCGCAATAGAAATAAGCAAGGCAGCAAAGAGGAAATCTAAATGAGTAAAAACAAACTAGAAAATATCTTAAACCAGTTGCCCTCGTCCAACCATGATTTGGATGCTGAGGATTTGAAAGAGATGATTACTGCCTTTATCCTCGACCAACCAGATGATGAAGTAGAGAAAAGCCGTGGTACACGCTCACGACTTAAGCTTGACGCTCTCAGATTGCTTCATGATATCCTTAAGTCAGAAAACAGCGATGGACTAGAATCCGCAATCCTTTCAGTTATAGGTAAATCTAACGATTAATGGCGAAACAAAAAGATTTAGATAAAATAGTAAAAGAAGTAGAAAAGTGCAAAAGTGATTTTGTCTATTTTGCAGAAAACTACCTACATATCGTTGATAAAAACGATAAGTTAATAAAGCTACGCCTAAATAAAGCACAATCAGAAATACACGCAGATCTAGACGAAACCCCTTATTTAAAAATCCTCAAAGCTCGTCAGCTAGGCTCTTCTACCTATATTGCTGCACGCTTCTTTTGGAAAGCCCTATTCAATATAAACACCCGTGTAGTTGTAATCGCTCACACACATGAAGCTGTCAAAAGCATTTACAGCATTTACCAAAGGTTCTATACACATCTACCCAAATGGCTAAAGATCCAAACTGAAAAAGCTTCTGCTAATGAGCTTTCTTTTGTTACAGGGTCTTCTATTAAGATTGGTACAGCTAACTCACAGAACTTTCGTGGTTCTACATTCTCTTGTATTCATGCTTCAGAAGCTGCTTATTGGAACGACATGAATAATACTATTCAGTCTTTATTCCAAACAGCTACCAACAATCCTGAAATCATCGTAGAAACAACACCAAATGGTCTAAATGACTTTTATACCTTTTGGAAAGATTCTAATGGATATAAGCAAACATTTTTATCTTGGACTGACCACACAGCATACCAGCAGAAGGAACCCAATAAGGGCTGGAAACTATCTGAAATAGAGAAAGAATATATAGCAGAACACGGGCTTAATGATTATCAGTTCAACTGGTTCCAGAAGACACTCAGAACCAGATGTTCAAACAATATTCATACCTTCAAGACAGAATATCCTGCCAGACCTGAAGATGCCTTTATTGCTTCCGGTGCTTTTGTTTTCCCAACACTAGCCAAAGACTTATTGGACGCACCAGACAAAATGGGTTGGCAACTATTCAGCCCTCCTAATAAGTATGCTTCTTATATTCTGGGAGTAGATACAGCTTCAGGTAGTCCTAATGGAGACTACAGCGCAGCTTGTCTCATAGATGTTACAGATAAAGAAAACTACAAACTTATTGGCACTTTCTACGACAGGCTTACTCTTAAAGAGTACGCAAAAGAAATAGAAAATATATTGACGAAATATGAAGCACTTGTGGTTTGTGAAAGAAACTCGTATGGTCAGGCTATTATTGAACACTTACGGTCAGCAGAGTACCCCTACTTGTACACAGAAACCAAGTTTGACAAGCTTTCTAAGGCATTCACAGAGAGATTTGGCTTTTATACCTCAGCCCACTCACGTCCTGTGCTTATGGCAAAGCTTATTGATACGATTACGTCAAACAAAATAGAAATAAAGTGTTCTAGACTAAAATACGAGTTCTTGCATTTTATTTATTCAGATAAAGGTAAGGCTGAAGCAGAAGCAGGTTACCATGACGACTTAATAATGAGTTTAGGACTTGCTCTGATGGGCATAGAACAAAGTTTTCACTATGAGCACGAACGTATGCAACAACAAAGGCCAGCCACATTAAGAGACAAAATAAACTTTGAGATCGCACACGGTACAACATTAGAAACAATCCCAGATAACTATTGGGCTGATGAAAGTCCTTTAGAGCGTTTTATTACGGATTGGAACCAATAAGTCCTGTTAAATAATGCGTACAAGGACACCACCTTGTAAAAAAGTGTAACGCAAGGAGAAAACAGCGTAATGAGCTTTTTAAGCCCAGAGAACCAAGCCGCCCTCGCTGAACGGCTACAACAAATGGATAATAGCGAACCTACTGAAACTACTCAAGAGGTAGTGGAAGTTCAGGAAACACAAGAAACCCAAGCAGAAACTGCACCGTCAGAAGAAGCTGGTACCGAACGAGACGTAAATGTTGCTGAAGATTCGTCATCTTCAGATGAGAATAGTATTCCTTATTCCAGATTTAAGTCGGTTATTGAAAGCAGAAATGAGTTTAAAACAAAAGTTAGCGACTTAGAGCGCCAACTAGAAGAGCTCAGAGCTGCCCAAGAAAATAAAACTACAGAAGAAAGTACTGAAGAAGATGATCTTTTTGGCTATCTTGATAACGAAGATGACTACGAAGATCCCAGATATTCAGAACTTGAGAAGCGTTTGGAAAAGTTTGAAATGTATCAAGCTGAAGTAGATCTTCAAAAAGAAATCAGCATGACCAAACAAGCCTTTCCTAATGTTCCAGAAGAAGTTTTATTGAATGCTGTTATCCATGATGCAGATGCGGACTTAATGGAGATTGCCCACAAATACGATATGTTTGTAGACAATATCCGCAAAGAAGCCTTAAAGGGTTATGCCCCAGCAGCTTCACAGCCCGTAGAAACACCATCGGCTCCTCGCAGGGTTAGCCCAGCAGGAGCAGCAGGAGCAACATTTGATGCTTCTGTCAATAAACCAAAGAATATGGATGATGCAAAGGCATCATTTATGGATTATTTAAGACAAAACTGGAAATAAGGAGGAAAAGTTATGTCAGCAACTATTACTACCCTCAACTCAGTACTAAAGGATTTTTATGTAAGTGCTGTTGAGGAACAACTAAATCAGGAAGTCTTCATGCTTGAAGTCTTCGAAAAAGCAAAGCTAGATTGGTCAGGTAAGCGAGTAGTCGTTCCTGTTCATGTAGCTCGTAATGCTGGTGTAGGATTCGCCGCAGAGGGTGCAACTCTACCAACAGCCGGTAATCAAACCTATGAAGAGCTTGTTATTAATGCCAAGTTCCTTTATGGTCGTTTTCAGATCAGTGGTCCAGCGATTTCAAGTGCCAAGGGTGCTTATTCGTTCGGCAACTACATTGATCTTGAGCTTCGTAAGCTCGTCGAGGACGTTCGTAAGCGTGCAAACGTTGCTACGTTCTCAGGTGGAACCACAACTGGTTGGATTCACACACTAGTAAGCGCCGCTGGCCCCGGCGCCGGTCCTCTATTGGATTCGGCTGGTGGTGCGGATATCCCATTCTCGGGTGATGCCGCTGAACTAGAGCGTAAGCGTGCTGCTGCCGTTGCTCTAGAAGTTAAGTTCCGTAGAATGAGTGATTACGCTATAATCAACCCTGCTGTAACTCTAACTGTTACAGCAGTTAACGTTGCTAACAACACAGTTAATATTACTGCCGGTGCTGCTTATGCTGCATTGACCCAGCTTCGTGATGACGATTGCTTT